TCAGACGGATCCAATCAGTTGCCAGTAGCGCTTCAGGGTTGCTCTGTCGCTAGCAAAAATCGTCTGGCGGGCGAGACCGGCCTGTAGCCTATTGAGGTCATCAACTTCAGTGGGGCTCAAGTCCTGCAGTCCCTTGCTGAACTGATTTGAGTCACAAATAGCAAGCGCAACCAGTGGGGTTAGCGGCACAAATAGGTCCAAGTGCTGCGGTGGTGACCCGTCATATTTCACAGAAGGGTGAATGTTGATGGCTGGTTGATCGGAGAGGATGAAGGGGTGGCTTGCATCAGTGCGGAGCAGCGCCTGCGTCGTCATATTCCGATGGGTGTAGAGGCTGTGGCCCACATTCATTCCATGCAGGAAGTCTAAAAACCATCGGCATGCTGACAAGTCTTCTGCGTCCTGAGGGAGCATCTTGGCTGACGTGCTGGCCTCGATCGCTCTCCGGAATCGTTGGGTTCGGAATGCGAGGTGGCCGACGTAGCAAACAAGCTTCGAGAACTCGACATCGTCCTCAATCACTGAATAATCTTGCGCGACGATTGCCTTAAACGTGCCCTGTGCCCCGTGCTCGATCCGTGCGTGCATATCTTCTATGAAGTTGCATTCGAATAGCTCCTTCTCAGCGCGCAGCTCTTCCATATGACTGAGTCCAGAAGCATCGGAAAACTCGAACAGCCGCTGCCCGCGCAGCCAATTGTCGAGGTTCCGCTCATGGAACTGACGAATACTGGCGTCGCACTTCGCGATCGTTAACCGGATCAAAGCTACCTGCCTGGCCGACAGGTGCCGGCCCCTGTAGAAGTCAGTCTCGCGAGCAAGTCCAACAACGCTGTCGCAGGCCAGCTTTCCTTTCGTTGTAACGTAGTGCACAGCATTGCCTGACGCTGCCCATCTCCCAAGGTGATGGGACCATATGTAATGGTGGTTCCGCTTAGCGTTCGACCTCACTGATACTTCCTAGTGTTAGCTGCGAACAATCTACGGCTAAGAGCGAGGAAGCGAAAGTGATCCATTTGCGATGGCTAAAGTTCCTTTAGCGATGACGGCTTCACGCGAGGCACGCTCTTGTCGTAGACCTTCATCATGGCGTCAGTGACGCCCAAGGCATCCTGTCTCTCGGCGCGGTTGCCGGCAGTGTCTGTGCCACCCTTTCGCTTGAGGTCGTGCAGGCTAAAGCGCTCATCTGCCAAGATTACCCCGGTGGCAATAGCGAGCTGGATGAAGCGCTGCCAGGTGCTGTCCAGACTCGTCTTCTGCAGCGGCTCGCCGTGTTCTGCTAGGAAAAGGAAGCGCAGGTCTGCACGAAGCTGCACGGGCAGACCGTGGTGCTTGATGATGGCGTCGCGGCGCGCAATGGCAGCATCCCAGGCGCTACGGAGTCGCGGCGTCCATTCCACGAGATTATCCCGGCTGCGCTTCCGTCGATTGGTGTGCAAGCCCTCGGCCGTCCCTTGTGCTTCGGTCAGGGTGAGGGTCTCAATGCCGCGCAACCGACAGAGATAGCCCAGCTCCATGATCATCCATAGATACTGCGGCACTGAGCCCTCAGTTCTCGCTACTCGCTGGGCGCGCTCCTGTGCGAAGTTGAGCAACTTTATGTATGCATCATCAGTGGGCAATCGCTGCCGCTTGCGCTCCTTCGCCTGTTCCAAGCCCTGCGCGGGGTTGTGGTTCACAATGCCCCGATTCAACGCCCAGCGGAAAACGAGCCGTGAGTAGCGAAGCACCTTGTTTGCTTTAGTGGGTGTGCCTGCCGACTCGATCCGATCGACAAGCCGCTGGAAATTATGATTCCGCAGTTTGTTGACGTGGAGCTTGCCGAACGGCACGCCCAGGTTCGTGGGGTAGCCCACTAGGACATTACGCGCCGACTCGTAGTCCGCACGCGTGCCAGCCGCGAGCCCCTTGAACTTGGCACTGTCGTGGTACTGAGTGCAGACCCATTCCACGGTTCCGGTGCCTTCTGCTGACTCCATGAGGCCATGCAATTCGGAGAGCTTGGCTTCGGGACCCGCGACCGTGCGGCGAGTTTTCCTAGGGCCATCGATACCAGTCGTGGCTTCGAAGACGTACCAGCGGCCACGGCCCGTCGCATCCCAGTAGACGCCCTTGGGGATCTTCGCCTGGTCGATGTGCGGCGGGATGGACGGATTGTACTTTCGCGGTCGAGGTGCCATCAGATTACGTCAGTCCCATATGCATCGTTCGACGCCTGCTGCAGGCCGAGAGCAGCGTTCATAGCTGCGGCGGTGGTCCAGATTCCACCTTTGCCGTCGTACTTGTAGCGAATGCCGCAGGTGCGCGCCCAAGCCTCCACGGTCGCAAGGCGCGGACGCTCGCCAGGTCTGCACAGCTCCTGCAGGTCCTGGAACTGGAGAACGTCTCCGATCATTGGGCCTCCGGACCTGAGCGAGCGGGAGGCTCAATGCCGTAGGTGGCTGCTAGTGCGCTGGTCCAGCGGTACGCGGTCGCACGACAGACGTTGAACCGCGCGCATGTCGCGCCAATAGTGGGAAACCTTGATTGCTCGTGCGCCCATTTGGAGAACTCAAGCACAGTGCGCAAGTGTCCATAGCCGGCAAGGTCATGCTTCGCCCGTGGCCGTTTCTGTTGCGTTATCAATCGGGGAGATTCCTGTCGTGCAGCGAACTGCACAGCACCGAGCCCAAGGGATGGCGATAGGTTCATGAGAACAGGTCCAGTTGCCCATGCAGGACAGGGGGAGAGACTGGTGTCAGGGACGCAGGCTTGACCCTGCGGAGCGTGGCGGGCGGCTTCGCACGCTGCGCCAGCTGCAGGTAGTCGCCGTCGCCGCGCATCTGCCAGGCTCGCCCCTTGATCGGGCAAACGTCGTGGTAGCCCGCGTCGTAGTGACCGGCGGGCGGCCCTTCGCGATACCTGAGCCGAACCTGGTAGTGCGGTCGACCGGCGAACTTTGCCGGTTCGAGGTGTGGGCCCGTCACGCTCTTGACGGTGAACAGCGGAATGCATCGACTCCAGTTTGTGTCGTCCCCCGGCTGATCGGGTTGGCCGTAATTAGCCCTGGGCTCGTCCTTGTACCAAGCCCAGACCTTGTCACCGACCTGGAACGGCTGCAGATCTTCAGTCCCTACATGGGTGCGATCTGGAAGTGGCGGGAACAGGTCGCGGATTGAGTACCAGTACCCGCGACCGTTCATATCGCTCAGCTGCGTCATCGGGAAGAGGGCGACGACGATGATGCCGCCGCGCATCAGGTAGAACGCACGCCCGCATGGCGAGGAACCGCCCTCGATGCTGGATAGGATGGCTTGACGCGACCATCCCTTGGCCAGCCGTCGCGAAACGATGCCGTCGGCGATCTTGAGTGCCAGGTCTGGATCGATGATCGGTTGGCCTTGCCACGGTGCAGCGGTGAGCAGCTGGTCAGCCATGGGCGCCGACGTGTTGGTGGTGATCGCCGTCATCGCCAGCCCCGCAGATACTCGCCGAACGTCACGCCACCGTCGTAGCGCAGGAACTGCTGGTAGCGCTGCTGGGACTTGGTCAGTTTAGGCGGTGGCGGAGTATGGTCCTGCACCACTGCGCGGCCGGCCTGGGTGACGTTGAACAGGTCGCTGCCGCCGGTGATCGCGTTGCCCGCGCGGTGGACCATGAACCCGCGCGCGACGAGCGCCATGCAGTGCTGGTGGTCGGCGCCGCCCGGGCCGGTGACGAAGTGACTGCGGTAGCTGCGTTCCAAGCCGCCCTCGCCAACACCCAGGGCGTGGCGAAGGATCTGCAGCTCGGCTTCCGACAGAACTCTGGTGGTGATCTGGTCAGCCATTGCTGGTCACCTCATGCCCCGGGCAGCCGCCACCGGCATAGTCGAAGCCCTCGCAGGCCTTGCCCAGCGGGATGACCTTGTGGCCTGCTTCCAAGTGGTCGAGCAGGACGCTGCGCGCTTCCTCGGGGGAGAGTCCGCGCCCCGTGCTGGAATTGGAGAACATGTTGGCCAGCTCGCGCTTGCTCATGTTGGTCAGGGCGCCACGCACGTCCAGGTGGAAGTGGCTGATGTAGTTACCCATTGCGCACCTCCGCATCCGTGGTAATCGCCTTGATGGACGCCACGCCAACGACGCGGATGCCATGCTTGTGCAGCGCGCCCCTCAGCTTGCCGAGTGCTTCTTCGGAGGCCTGCCGATAGAGCTGGTCGAGCTGGCAACCCTCACCCCATGAACCGGCGCGAACTTCCACGGTGACCTGCACCAGGGCGGATGTGGAGGTGCGGATGACTGGCTTAGCCATTGCCCACCGCCTTGCTGTCGACCTTGGCAAGCTCGCCGTCATACTTCGCCAAGAGCCGTTGCTGCTCCTTCTTGGCGATTGCGATCACGCGGTTGATGGGCTTGATAGCCTTCATGTCGCGGTCGGGCGAAGTGGGGCCTTCAAGCAACTGCACGACGGCCGCCCACACATACAGATGCGCCTCCGCCTTGGCTGCGGCCTTTGCGTGCTTAACTGCATCAGTCACGGCTGGCCTCCTGCCGAATGGCTGTCGATCAGGGCCAGCTCAGCCAGGCGCTCAGCGCGAGGGCGCATGTGCTGGAAGTCGACCGTAGGGCGTGCGATCGCATCGATCTCTGCACAGGGCCACGGGATATCCGTGTCGCGGGTGCGGTTCTTCTTGACGGCTTCCTGCTCCGTGTAGCGGCCAGCTTCATCCAACCTGGTGACGTAGCCACCCCCGTTCGGCGCCCACCACACCGGGCAGTTCCCCACGAACTGCCGCGTGTCTTGGATGTAGAACATGGGTTCCTGCGCCAGGTCCACGGCCTGCGCGGGCGGGGCGGCGTAGACCTCGCCCGATCCGTCTTCGTCGGTGATTGCCCGGTCAGACACCATCAGCACGTCGCCAACTTCCAGATCGGCGATCCCGCCCTCTGTCAGCCAGTCGATGTAGCGGTCGCCATCGCCGTTGCGCCGAACGGTTGCCACAGCCTCAACGGTGACCGGCTCCCCCACCGGCTGGCGGGCGGCGATAGCTTCACCGCGCTGGTGCAGCATCATGCAGAAGTTGGCAACGTCGCGCGGGTCGCCCTTCTCCACGTGGTTGCGGAGCATGCAAGACAGATCCTCGGCAGTGCACTGCGCGGGGTCTTCCCAGCCGCCTCGGCCCTTGGCACGGGCTGCGGCCATCTTGGCCTTCATGGCGGCAGCGAACGCATCCACAGCCAGGTCGTCCGGGCACTGATCGCCTACCGGCTGGCGGGCGACGAGGTGCGGAAGCGCATCGGCAAGAAGGAGTGCGGCTTGTTCACGCGCATCTTCCAAGGTGGCGGAACTCTCGGCGCAAAGCAGGCTTTCGGCCATCGCTTTGATTGCCGCATCCTGACCACCCGGGGAGGGATGGGCGGAGAGGGCGGCGCGCATCTGTTCGATTGCCTGAGTCATGGTCGTGTTCTTGTCCGCCATGCAGTCATCAAAGTGGTTGCCCTCAGCGCATACCAGTACGCGCTCCAAATGTGCAGCGTTGACCAGCATGTGTTGGGAATCCCCCAGCCTCACCCTCCCACCGGGCTGCACGTCCGCCAGGGTGGAGGCAGCGGTCGGCCTGTTCATTGCGGCGATCGCCAGCGGGCGCACGAACCACGCGGCCAGGCCGTCCTCGGTCTCGCCCAGCCACGCGAGACGCCAGTCACCGCCGGGTGCCTCCGGATTCCAATCGTGCAGCTCCTGCGCGGTGCTGTAGACGCCCGATCCCATGCCTTCCTCGGAGAACTCGCCCTCAACCACGACCAGGTCGAAGCCCTGCGCGAGGAACAATGGTCGCAGCGATACCTCGCGGCCGTCAGCCCACATCGGCACGTCGGGATGGCACAGGATCTCGCCGTCGGCGTTGCGCGCTGGGAGGCGACTCGGGTGGTACAAACCGCGCCACGGGTCCGCCGGATCTACGGCGGTGCGGGACTGATTCCTGACTAGCTCCACCAGCTCGGTCGCCTGCGCCAGCCGGGCCCGGGTGGTGTCGCAGAGAGGCGTGTCGCCGTCCTGCATGCTGCTGCGCAGAGTCGACACATAGGCGGTGACGGCGGTTTCGAATACGCGCAGATCCTGCAAGCGCGGAAGGCGGTGGTGCAGATCCCGCAGCGCGGTCTGGGCCTGGCCGAGGGTGATGGCCTTTGCCTGGTTGGGCAGCCACACAGCCTCGACAGCGATCGCGCTGATCGTTTCGAATGCGTCGCGCAGAACGGGGCAGTTCGTGGGGAGAGTGGCAAGTTTCTCGGTCATCGGCGGGCCTGCTCGAATTGGGTGTCGGTGTTGATGAACGCGCCAGCGAGCGGCGCCACCTGAGACGCCTGCTCGGCGCCAGCGGGGCGAAGGGGGAATGGCGCGGTGTGGCGATAGCGGCGGTTTGGGTCCGATGCGAACTTGCCGCCTTCGATGCGGATCACCTGGTACTGGGGGAACGCCTCATCCGGCAGCGCATCGCGTGCCTCTTCCATCAGCGCGACAAAGCGCGCCTGCCATTCGACCGGCATCGACTGCAGGGTGCGTCGCGGCACCACGTGGTAGGCGGCGCGGCTGACGCCGAATGCATGCCATGCCGGGCCGTCGGAATAGGTACTGCCGGGCCTGCCGGGTTCAGTGACGGTCGCTGCGTGCGAATCGCTGCTCATGTGTGCCTCAGTCGATGTCAAGGGCGGCCATGCGCTCTGCATAGCTGCCGTGGTTGGCGGAGTGACGGCTCATCAGCGGGCGAAGTGGGGTGTGCCCCAGCACCTCGATCTGCCCGCCCGCTGCGAGGAAAGCGTCCAGGTCGTCGGCCAGCTGCTGCCGGTCGAGTTCCCGGTGTCGGATCGTGGTCGCCGCGTCACTGACGCCTGTAAGCGGACCTGGCGTGCAGGTCGGCTGCACCCGGGGAGGTGCCGCGCGCAGCGGGGCGATCGCATGTTGCGTGTGGCTAGAGAGGCGCCAGATGCCACGCACGCCGGAGCGGTGGCAGATGGCCTGGCCGCTGCGCGCCAGCCCCTTCAGCGTGTAGCCGATGGCCTGGTGGGTGCTGTTGATGCGGCCAGCGGTCTTAATCTGCTCGACCGTGGCGCCTTGCGGGAACATGGACAGGACCCTGCGCACTTCGGCAGCTCGGCCGGTCTGCTGTGGACGGGCGCTCATGCGTGGGCCTCCGCAAGCAGTTCGCGCATGGCCCAACCGAGATGCATCACCTTGGACGAGCTGTCGGCGACAGCGTCGGGGTTCTCGGTCAGGACCAGCGTGTTATCCAACGGGTAGCTGCTGTGCCCATCCCAGTCTTCAATCACGGCCTGCAGGCCGAAGTGTTCGCGCAGTTCCTCCGCGTTTGCGTTTTTGCCGCACAGGTGCGGTCCATAAATCACAACAGAACGGCTCATGCCGGGATTCCTCGCGTGCTCCGCGTAGCGCGGTTGGTGGGGGAGAACGACCGAACCCGCACGCCCTGGCGGTCGAGCCAGCGGTGTGCGGCCTGTGCGGCCAGTCGGTTGAGGGAAAACGTGACGCCGCCGAGGGTGAGCGAGTGGTGCGATACCCCCACGCTCCGGCTGGCGCTGGCGGCGACCTTCAGGAGCGACTCGCGGGGCGCGGCGGTGTAAAGGCCGGCCCATAGCCAGCCCTGGCACACCAGCAGGACGAGCGACTCGCCCTGATGGCCGGTGGCGAATTGCTGCTCTACTGGCAGGATGGGCTGCACGCTCATGCCGTCAGCGCCAGGTCGCGTGCCTTGGCGATCTCTGCCTCGGCGGCGGCGATGCCAGTGGCGGTCAAGGTCGCCTTGCGCGGCAGCTGCGGGTCGTCGTACCTGATCAGCACGCGCTCATCCAGCCAGTTCATGACGCGGCGTGTGAAAAGCTTCTCGGGGCGGTTGCGGGGTGCAAAGCCGTTGGCGGTGCGGTGGAGGGTGAGGTCGGAAGCGCCATGCGCTGCGAGCAACGCGGCTTTTTCCTTCGGCTTCAGTGGAGCGGCCATGGGCAGTTCTCCTGGTCAGGCGGCGATGGGCGTGGAAGGGGACGCGGCAGCGATCTCGGCCAGGACCTCGCCCCGATGGCGGGCAAGCAGGGAGATCGGGATGCGCAGGTGGGCAAGGCTCGGATCGGTCCAGCGCAGCTCGGCTAGCGCGGCCTTTTCCATCGGTACCGGACGCGTGGCGAGGCCACACCGATGGCATTCGATGTGTAGCAGCGGCGGGCAGGGGGCGCCCAGGCGATGGCCGGTCGGGGCGCCTTCAGTCACCACGACGTGAGGCCGATGGCCGGGGCCACACAGCGGCACGGAGTCGGGGAGCGGGCGAGAGGTCTGGCGCATGGTCAGCCCCTCACCGAGGTGCTGAGGGCCCAGCGCGCCTTGGCCGCATCGCGGTCGCTGTGCGCCTGGTGGATCTCTGCGATGCGCAGTGGCACGACAACTGCGGCCACCAGTGCGACTGCGGCCCAAGCGAGGCGGAGACGCCGGCTCATGCGGCACCGCCTTTGGCGCGGGCGAGGGCAGCGGCGAATGCCAGCATCGAAGCTTCGCATTCGCGGTGCGCGTTGATCTGAGCCTGCATGCCATTGGATTGACCAAGCGCGCGGAACGCCGCAGTCAGGCGATCACCATGGTCGACCAGCTCAGAGAGCGCGGTGTGGGCAGCGCTCAGATCGACGGATTGCTTCTTCAGCATCGATTCGCCCACTCGAATCATGAAGTCAGGCGTAGCTGCGGCAACGGCGCCGAACTCGCCGTTTGTGGCTGCAATGCGTTGGAGGGTCGCCAGGGGGGATTCCACGGTGCTCATGCGCGCACCTCGGCAGACAGGTCCCGTGAGCAGGCTTCCAGGCGGAGGCTGGCGACGCCCATGCGCCGGGAGCGGCGCAGCTGGTTTCGGCTGTGTTCGCCCTTGCTGCGAACCCACAGGGTCCGGGCGGTGCTGTGATCGCGTGCAGCCACTGCCCGCAGGGCCTTCACGGCCAACAGCGGCAGCAGGCAAGGGCTTGGGTCGGCGTAGCGATGAGACATGGCGCGCTCCTGTTCGAAGGAGGGCGCCGGCGGGTCAATGGCCGAGGGGGCGGCTACTGCCGGTCAGGGGGAGGGGCCGGCAGGGTGGCGACCCGCCGGTCGCCCGCCAGCTGCATAGCTGGCAGGGCGGACTCTACAAACAAACTTGCGTACTCGTCAACAAGAAAACTTGCGTCGATTGCATTTGGAGTGGGCACCGCGCCGGCCAGGAGGCAGTCCTCGCCGCAGCTGAATGCGCGCTCGAATGCTAACCTTCAGGCCTTCTATGGAGGGAGGGGAGCTGTATGGAAGTCTTCTTCAGCACACTGGGCGCTTTGGGCGTCTGGCTGATTGCCTTGGCTGTGCTGGCGTTGGTAGTTATGGGGTTGCTCATGCCTTTTGCAGTGTTCGGCATCAAGCCGCTACTGCGGGTGCTTATCGAGGAGCAACGCAGGAACAATCGGCTGCTGGCTAGGCAGGGGTTGCGGGACCAGGGTATTGAGGCAGGGGACGTGGCAGGCGTGGCCACGTCCAAAGATGACAGTGAGCCGCAGACGCTACAGGACTTCATCCGGGAACGTAGCGGGCGTAGCCCGTAACTGCCCTGGTCAAGGGTTCGGCAGCACTTCAGCCATGTTCTTGATGAGCCCAGTCTGCTCAAGCGGGAAGCCCTCCATGATGGCTTCCCTTGCTTCTTCCATGTCGCAGAGCAACACACCAAGCTCTTGCGTTGTAAGGTCGCTTAGGCGTTGCCTCAGGACCAGGTGTTGGTCGACTAGCCAGCTCAGCTGGAAGGCTTCACATAGCACTCGAATCCTGCGGATGTAGGCCAAGGCGATGGCGTCATTTGACGGCGTCGCGTTGCACTGTCGTGGGCATCTTGCGTCGGGCGGCCGTGCCTGCTGCCGAACTTTGCTAGCGAGTGCCTGCGCGAGAGCTTCCAGTGCTGCCGCTTCCTTCATGATCAACCCCCTTTGAAATCTGGCGCTTCCGCAGGTGTGCGGTGAAGTCGACCACGTTGTCCGGCGTAACTGCCTTCTCCTGACGGGCGGCCAGGTAGTTGTGAGCCAGGATGACAATCGAGGCGTCGTTCGCGTCTTCTGGGTCGAATGAAGACCCGAGCGCAAGGCAGGCTAGGCGGACAAGTTGGTACGACGCGGCAAGCGTAGGGGCGTCGAGTTGCACTGGTTGAGATTGTGCAGAACGGGGTGCTGAGAGGGCACTGAGCGGCTCGCCCTTGTCCCAAGTCAGGAACTGCTCAACAGACATGCCGAACGCCCGTGCCAACTCCGGCATGTACCGGGGGCGGCGGGTTGGCGTGTCCAGCAGTTGCTGGATGTGCTGGTACTTCACGTTGGGTGCGCCCGCAGCGCGGACACGGGCTGCAAGAGCCTCCACGCCAAGCCCGTGGGCCTCCATCAGGCCCCGTGTGATTTCACCGATCAACATGCAAGCAATCTTGCACTGTTGATTCGCAAGAAAGATTGCGCTAATTTACCGCAAGAATTCTTGTGAACGGGCATTCCATGACCCCTCTGCAACGGGCAATTGCTATTTGTGGCACCCAAAGTGAGCTGGCGCGTCGGGTTACCGGCAAGCCCGCCACGGGCTACGTCTATCACTGGCGCAAGAACGGTGTGACTGAGGAGGTGGCGATCGCTATTGAGCGGGCCGTTGCGTCGGCGATGGCCGAGAACCTGGACGCTGCGCTGCGCGCCGATACCCTCGGAGGAAAAGTGACCGCCGAGGAACTGATCCCGGGTGTGCGCTGGGAGCGCGATGCTGACGGCGCAATCGTGGGCTACTTCAAGACAGTCGTAGGATCGGCGGGGGGCGCTAGTGCCAGCCCGTGATCCTTCCCTAACCGTCGCCATAGCCCGCTTCGGTTGGGCTCGCGGGCACCAGTACCACCGTCTGTGCCTCATTCGGCAGCAGCTCCGCAAGGGCGGGGTGGTTGTGATGCTTCTGGCGATGATTCTCCTTCTGGTATTCGGAGTGCAGGGGCGCCCACAGGACCGCAACAACGCCACCTGTCCCGGTGCGAACATCGAAGGATCGAATGGCCTGAAAGCGCATGCGTCGAGGGAAGCTGATGATCTCTGGCATGGCCGGGATTCTGAGGGCGGCACCGACCGGCATGGAACGATGAAATGCTCGGCATTTCAGGGGGAGGGCGCATGACCTGTCTTCGCTCCGATCTGCATTGGCGGGACGCTCTAAACAATGCAGTCTCCTGCGCACCAGGCGGTGTGCAGGACGCGGCAGCACACGTGAGCAAGCGTCGCGGAAAGTCCATTACGACAGAGACGCTGCGGAAGAAGCTGCGTGGAATCGAGGGCGAGTCTGTCTCAATGGAGATGGCCGAAATCCTTACCGAGTACCTGCAGCGATTCGTGGGTACGCAGGCAATGGCAACCGACTGGGTGTGCTCATTGGCTGGGCAGTTCGGCTTGATGGTGGATTACGTGCCAGCCCCACCTGTCGGCGGTTGGCCTGATGAGCTGGCTGCGATCCAGAGCAAGCTCCTCGAACTGCACAAGTTGACGGGCCAGCTGGCTGGTGCGGGCATTGATGCACTGGCCGATCGACAGCTGAGCATTCCAGAGGCTGATCGCATCCAGGACCTGTCCCGCGAAGTGCGCACGCTCTGCTTCAGGCTGGAGCGGAACGCGTGCCGCGCTGCTGGTCAGCAGGGGGCTGAGGACTGACGTGGCAGTTCACCGCGCCCATCGATCCAAGTATCGACGGCGTGGTCAGGCCAGCGCTTCTGCGCGGCACGCCATGGAGCTTGCGGCACTCGCGTTGACCGACGCAGTGCCCGGACTGGTTGGTGAAGAAGCATTGGCAGAGCGCGAGCGAATTCGCCAAGAAACCGAACGTAGAGATAGCGCTCAGCGCCAGCTCGATGAAGGGGGTATCCGTTGGGTGTGAATCGATGTCTGCATCAGGCCCTGCTGATTGCACGTCAGCCGCGTGCAGAATGGCGAGCACAGATCGGCCAGATCGCAGAGGCCTGCCAAGCGCCAGACGTTTGCACAGGTGGCGTTGGCTGCCGGCAGCGAATTGCCGACTACCTGCGGGTGCAGTGGCGGATGATCGAGCGTCGCGAATCCCAAGGCGGGAGGCGACGCTGATGGCGAACATCCAGGTAGACACCGATGCAATCCGCCAATCCGCAGACATCTCCGATGTTATCGGACGTTACGTCAAGCTCAGGCCGGCCGGTCGGGGGGAGTACAGCGGGCTGTGTCCGTTCCATGATGAGTCGTCGGCGAGCTTCACCGTCAACGAAGTCAAAGGCTTCTATCACTGCTTCGGCTGTGGCGCGCACGGTGATGTGATCGGCTTCCTGGTAAAGCACCTGCAGGTTGGATTCCTTGAGGCATGCGCGCAGCTCACCGGTGGTCAGCTGGGTGTTGCGGCTGAGCGAGAGAAGTTGCCAAGCCAAGAGTCGTTGCGGGTGAAGTGGGTGCCGATCGTGCCCGTGCCCGATGATGCTCCGGCGTTGCTGACGGACAGCGGCTGGACGGTGCCGATCTGGAATGCCAAGCGCGACAAGCTCCGCCGAATGAAGCCAGTCAGGGTGTTTCCTTACCGCAACGCTAAAGCGCAGATCCTTGGGTACGTGTTGCGTTGCGAATTCATCGATCGCGACAGCCGCAAGCTGAAGAAGTGGACGCCGCAGGTGACCTGGTGCGTTGGGCCGGATGGACAGAAGCAATGGTGCCTGGAGAGCTTCCCCGGCGCACGGCCGCTGTACGGGCTGGACGCCCTTGCTGCGAAACCCGACGCGCCGGTGTTGATCCCAGAGGGCGAGAAGTGTCGGGACGTGGGCGCACGTGCGTTTCCTGGCTATGCGGCAATCACCTGGTCAGGCGGCGGGAAAGCCGTCACAAAAGCTGACTGGTCGCCACTGGCCGGCCGGGATTGCGTGCTCTGGCCCGATGCCGACGCTCCTGGGCAGCAGGCAATGCTGGGGTGGAGGAACGATGCCAATCAGTTTAAGCCGGGGGTCGCCCAGCTGTTGAAGCGGGCAGGCGCCAGATCGATCCGATTCGTGGATGTGACCGGCCAGCCTGATGGTTGGGACATTGCAGATGCACTGGAGCGTGATGGCTGGTCGCCTCGGCAGCTCGCGGCTTGGGCTGCCAATCGCGTGGTTGAGGTCGACGTGGTGGCTGCGAATGGCACATGACAGGAGGCTGGAGGAACGTCTGCTGCACTCCAACGCGAAGCTTGCTAGCGCCTACCGAATTGCTGCGCAGGCCGCACTGGATAACCCATATGAGCACTCTCGGCGCTTGCGCCGGGAGCGGGCAAGAGAATACCTGCGCCTGGCGCGGGGCTACGAAAAGGCAATGCGGCAATGAGTGTGGGGACAAGGCGCAAGATGACAGTGATCGATGGTGGTGGTGCGCCGCCGCCAGGCGGTGGCGGGGTAGATCCCAACGCCTGGAAAGAGCACCTCACCAAGAATCGCGATGGCAATGTAGAGGGGACACTGCACAACCTGATTCTGATCATGGAGAACGATGATCGGCTTAAAGGGCTATGGTGGCTCAACGACTCCAGCAATCAGGTCAAGCTGCACCGAGATCCACCGTGGACCGGAGGCAGTAGGGACGAGTTCATTGACTCCGATGCCTACGAGTTGGCTGCTTGGCTACAGCACCCGGATCGTTACTGGATGAAGTGCAGCGATGACCTGGTATTGAAGGCCGTCATCGCCGTCGCGCGCCGTCACCGTCGTCACCCTATCAAGGACTACCTCGGTGCCTTGCAATGGGATGGCGTCCCCCGCGTCGAGCGCATGCTCGTTGAGCTGTTCGGCGCTGCGGACAACGCCTACAGCCTGCGCGCAGCGCAGTGCTTCATGGTCAGCGCAGTGGCTCGCATCCTGTGGGTGGATGCCAAGCAGCCCAGCGTGGGCGCACAGGTGGACTTCATGCTGGTCTTGGAAGGTGAGCAGGGTAAGCGGAAGTCCAGCGCCCTGCGCGCGATCTTTGGCAGCGAATGGTTTGTCGAGACCAGCGAATCCCCCAGCGGAAAGGACTTCTACCAGGTCATCCAAGGGGCATGGGGCGTCGAGATCGGCGAGATGGACTCGTTCTCGAAGGCTGACGTGACCAGCGTTAAGACTGCTATCACCAGGCGCGTGGACAAGTTCCGCGCGCCCTATGAGCGCGTGCCTCGCTCGTACCGCCGTGAATGCGTGTTCGCTGGGACGACGAACGAGCATCAGTACCTGCGTGACCCTACCGGTGGCCGGCGCTTCCTGCCGGTGCGAACTGACGGTGACGTTCAGATCGACCAGATTGCGGCATCGCGCGATCAGCTCTGGGCTGAGGCTGTGACCATGTTCGATGCAGGCTTCGAGTGGTGGGAACTGCCTGCAGATGCGAAGGAGGAGCAGGCCAGCAGGTATGTGGGCGACAGCTGGGAGGGGCGGGTTGAGCAATGGCTCGACGTTCGGATGGAGCCGAGCAAGTACCCGACGCGCCTGGCGATGGCATCGGAGATCGATTGGGCAACCACTGACAACCTGCTGACCTACGCCATTGGGCTGGACCCCGGCAAGCACGGCAAGCCCGAGCAGATGCGGGTGGCGGCCATCATGAAGACGCTGGGCTGGGAGCAGCAGCGAAGGCGTTGGCCGGATGGCGGCCGAGAGCCGCGCTGGTTCAGGCCTGGGCTTGCAATCGATGACTGGCTGGCATCAGCACAGCGGTCAACTCAGGAGGCCACCAGTGGACCGGACTTCTGACCAGACCTACCGGTCTTCGTCCACACCCGTCCAGACCGCTGACCAGACCTGCCGCCTACTGCGACAGCGCTGTCCCGACCGTCCACACCTTTCCTCGCGCGCGTACATGCACCGACACATCAGTCAGCTTCTCAACTACTCAAATCAAAAAAATAGGTGTGGACGGTATGGACAGTGTGGACAGCCTAGAGCCGGAAAGGGTTTCGAGCGTCCAGACCTCGCCGTGATGGTCGGGACGGTCAGGACGGGTGACATGTTCCACGCGAATCATCGGGGGGTAGGTAGGGCAGGTGGGGAAGCGGGAAGGGGGCAGGTTGATGGGTCCTCCCCAGCCTCAGATTCCACGGGTATTCGGTCGCGCAATTTCTCGCTAGTCATGAAGCATTTCCAAGGGGGTTGTAGTGGTTTCTGATCTGAGCAGCCCGATGAAGCAGGGCGCGTTTGGGGATCTGGTGGGCATATCCCAGCAGGCGGTCAGCGACCTGGTGCGTCGTGGAGTCCTCGCGGACGGTGCTGCTGGTGATGAGTGGCTGCTTGCCTACTGCGATCACCTGCGCGAGGTTGCTGCTGGCCGTGGTGGCGAGGCGGGCAAGGATCTGACCGCCGAGCGTGCCCGGCTGGCGCGAGAGCAGGCTGACCGCTTGGCGATGCAGAACGCCGTGACCCGGGGCGAGCTGGCGCCGGCACACCTCATGGAACAGGTGTTGTCGAAAGTCGGCGCGCGGGCGGGTCGCATCCTTGAGACGATCCCGGGCACGCTGCGGCGCCGGCTTCCGCAGCTGAAGGCAGCAGATGTCGAGGTCGTGGCTCAGATTGTCGCCAAGGCACGGAACCTCGCCGCGTCGATGCGCCTGGCGGATGTTGATGCTGACGATGATGCCGATGAGGACGCGTCCACGGCGGTGCCGGTTGATACCGAGGATCAATGCGAATGACGATTCATCGTGGAATCGATGCAAGCCAGCTGCAGGCCGTGGAGCGCCATCTGCAGCGCGGTCTCGCATCGTGGGCGGTGCAGGAGCCGATCACGCTGGAAGCCTGGGCCCGGGAACACTTCTACCTTTCCGCCGAATCGAGCTACGTCGAGCAGAAGTGGACCCCGTGGCCGTTCCAGCGCGGAATGATGGCGGTGATCAGCAACGACGACGTGGCCGAGGTCTCGGTGAAGAAGTCGGCGCGTGTTGGCTACACCAAGATCCTGCTCGCCTTCCTTGGCTACAACGCAGAGCACCGACGCCGGAACCAGTGCATCTGGCAGCCGACCGACGACGACTCAGATGACTTCGTCAAGTCGGAATTAGAGCCTATGCTGCGCGACGTGGAGTGCATGCGGGCGGTATTCCCGGCCTATCTGGCCCGGCACAAGGACAACACGCTGCAGCAGAAGAAGTTCATCGGATCGCTGCTGCGCGTGCGCGGCGGCAAGGCCGCGAAGAACTATCGTCGCATCTCCGTGGACGTAGCGTTGCTCGATGAGCTTGATGCCTTCGACAACGACATCGAGAAGGAGGGCGCGCCGGACTCGCTGGCGGCGAAGCGTCTGGAAGGTGCGACCTTTCCCAAACTTGTGGCTGGCAGCACCCCGAAGCTCAAGGGCTTCAGCCTGGTGGATACTCGCTACTCGCAGGCGGACGAGCGATTCACCTACCAGGTGCGTTGCCCCCAGTGTGATGCCTTCCATGCGCTGACCTGGGGTGGCAAGGACGAGTCGCACGGGTTCAAGTTCGAACGCGACGCCGATGGCGGCGTTGTCCACGTCTACCACCTCTGCCCGCAGTGCACCTACCCCATGACGCAGGGCGAGTACCTGCAGGCCGCAGAGCAGGGTGAATGGGTGAACTCGCGCGGTGACCTCTGGCTCCGCGCAGATGGTCGCTTCACGACTCCAGATGACCAGGTCGTCCCGGCTCCGCGCCATGTGGCGGTTCACATCTGGACCGCGTACAGCCCGGCTGTCGCGTGGCAGCAAATTGTTCGCGAGTTCCTAGAGGCGTTCACCAAGCACCAGGAAGGCGACGACAGCAAGCTGAAGGCGTGGACCAACACCACTCTCGGTGAGACCTGGGAGGGTGAGGTCGAGCGGACGGATGCAGAGGAGCTGGTCAACAGGGCGGAGCCGTTCCCCCTGAAGACTATGCCTCGCGATTGCTTGTTGCTCCTGTGTGGCATGGACACGCAGGACAACCGCCTTGAGGCTGGCGTATGGGGCGTGGGTCGGGGCGGTCAGATGTGGACGATTGATCACCGCGTGTTCTTCGGGAACCCCGCGCAAATGGAGGTCTGGAACGAGGCGGAAGCATTTCTGCGGGAGCAGGAGTACACCCACGCCAGTGGCCGGGCCCAGCGCATCTATGCAACCGCCATCGATTCGGGTGGTCACCATGCCGATGCGGTGTATGCCTTCGCCCACAAACTGAAGGCACTTCGCGTGCATGCCGTCAAAGGTGCCAGCGGGCAGGAACGGTCTATCGAGAACGGAAACAGCCGCGTGAGCTACCGGTTCAACGGTCGCATCGAGAAGCATGGCCCCGTGCTCTGGCACGTAGGTACGAATCTCGCCAAGGACCGCTTCCAGGCGCGGTTGGATGTCGCTGTGCCGGGGCCCGGCTACGTCCACCTGTCGGATCAGCTCTCGCCCGAATGGTTCAAGCAGCTGGCGGGCGAGATCCGCGCCACGCGGCGGATGAAGGGCGGGTCTGAGTCCAGGTGGACCGCGACGCGCAAGCGAATCGAGGTCAAGGACTGCCTGACGTACGAGATATGGCTGGAAGAGCGCCTCGACCTGTGGGGGCCCAAGAAAGTGAAGTGGTGGGATCAATTGGAGGAACAAGTGCAGCCCGAGAACGATTTGTTCAGCCTTCCGGCCGTATCGGGACTCGCGGCGGTTGGCGCTGCCACCGTAGTGCCGGAGTCGCACGTGGCTGCGGTCGAGAAGAAGCCAACGCCGAGGCCTGTGCAGGTAGCGCGCGATTCCCGTGAAACCTCGCGCGATGGTTTCGGGTCGAGCGGTTGGAGCAGCCGGCTATGAGCAATTCTCGTGACATTGACGCAGCGGAACAGCTGCGTCGCCTGGTGGTTCGGGGCATTGTCGAACAGACAGGCTTGAACGAGGAACACGCCATGCCCTACGCCACGGCGGTGATGACGGTTCTGCAGACCGAGTACGGCGGCGAGCGCCTGCACATCCCCAAAGCAGCTGGGCAGGACAAACCTTGCTCGCGCGTGGAGGTGATTCGTGCCGAGCTAGCTGAGGGGCAGGACTGGCGATTGGTCTGCCGTCGGCACGGTGTATCGAGAGCGGCACTGTATCGAATGTTCCCGGGTGGATTACCCAAGCCATCAAGAGCGGGATGAAGATACCAGCGGTCGTCTCACCTTCTGGCAAAGATTGAGACGGTCGCTTTGTAAGTGACTGATTTCATATGGGGCGAAATCGAGATCGTCTCATGCGGCTGGTAACGGTTGAGACGGCTCAGTCTCCAAACTGTTCCCATGCCAACACCCGCCCAATCCATGCTGGAAATGTACCTGGCCGCCGAGGTTGCGGTGCTGCAGGGGCAGTCGTTCCGCATGGGGGAACGGCAGCTGAATCGCGCCGACCTGGCAGAGATTCGCGCCGGCCGGCGCGAGTGGGAAGCCAAGGTGAACATGCAGGCACGGGGCGGTAGCCGCATGTCCGTGTCTCTTGCTGATTTCAGGGGGCGCGAGTGAACCGCCTTGACCGCGCCATCGCCGCTGTGGCCCCCGGCTGGGGTGCGAAGCGTGCCATGGCGCGTGCACGCATCGCGGCATACAGCAGTGCCTACGACGGTGCCACGCCCAGCCGCCTGCGAGAGGCTGCGCGCGAGTTTGGGTCCGGTAACACTGCGGTTGCCAGCGGTGCGACGCGAATCCGAACCCAGGCGCGGCACCTCGACCGCAACCACGACATCGTGGTGAACGGCTTCAACCAGATGGTCCAGAACGTGATCGGGCGGGATGGCATCGGCATCGAGCCGCAGCCGCGCGACGTGAACGGGAACATCGTGGAATCCCTGGTCGATCAGATCACCCCGTTGCTGCGGGACTTCTGGAAGCGACCGGAGGTCACCTGGTGCCATGACTTCGGGGCGGCACAGCGCCTGATGACCCGGACCCTGTTCCGCGACGGGGAGGTGCTGTACCAGGATCTGATCGGGCCGGTGCCGTATCTCGACCATGGCACCGTCGTTCCCTACAGCATCGAGATGATCGAGCCTGATCTCCTGCCGATTGATTTGAACGATCCGGTCAGGAACATCATGCAGGGCGTGGAGAAAAACGCCTGGAACCGGCCCATCGCGTATCACCTTTACAAGCAGCATCCCGGTGACCCGAACGCAGTCATGCCGGAAGTGAAACGCGTGAGTGCCGAATTCGTTCACCACGCCAAGATGGTTGATCGCATCGGGCAAGTGCGCGGTGTCAGCCTGCTGGCGTCTGTGCTGACTCGCTTGGATGACCTTAAGGATTACGAGGAATCCGAGCGCGTCGCCGCCAAGATCGCAGCCAGCATGGCTGCCTTCATCATCAAGGGTGACGCGCAGAGCTACGGCGATAACGAAACGGTGCCGGAACGCAGGACCATGCGGTTCCAGCCGGGCATGGTGTTCGATGACCTGGTGAAGGGGGAGAGCGTTGGCACCGTCGACACCAATCGCCCCAATCCCAATCTGGAAACCTACCGGAACGGGCAGCTGCGTGCTGTAGCCGGCGGTATGCGGGTGTCGTTTTCGTCGCTGTCGAAGAACTACAACGGCACCTACTCCGCACAGCGGCAGGAGTTGGTTGAGCAGTACGGCGCATACGGTGTTCTGGCCTATGAGGTGATCTCGCAGATTGTTCGGCCGATCTACGAGCGCTTCATCAAGGCTGCAATTGCCTCCGGCGAGCTGGTCGTTCCGACCGGCGTTTCGATGACCACGATCACCGATGCGATGTACATGCCGCCGGTGATGCCGTGGATCAACCCGGTCCATGAAGCGACCGGCCTCCGCATGATGATTCGCGCCGGTATTCGCTCGCTCACGTCGGTCATCAGTGAGCGCGGGGGGCGCATGTACGACACGCTGGAAGAGATCCGCAACGAACGTAAGTGGGCGCGTGATCTGGGAATCACCCTGGACAGCGATCCGGGCCAGGTGAGTGACGCTGGCGTGGCCCAGGCCAACTCCGATGGCAGTTCCATTCCAACCACTTCTGAGGATGTGCAATGAATCACCTCACGCGCAACGCCATGGCAGCCGCGCTTGGCGCGGTCCTGGCCGCGACCTTCGCGTTTGATGCAAGCGACATCGAAGCGCTGCAGCCGGAGGCAAAGGGCAAATCGGTCCTCGCGCTGAACACCACCAGCGGCGGTGAGGCCGAGCTGCTGATCTACGGGCCAATTGGGGATTACTTCTGGGGTGAGGGCGTCACTGCTGCCAGCGTGGTCGAGCAGCTGGCCGGCACGACCGCGAGCGTGATCAACGTGCGGATCAATTCCGATGGCGGCGTGGTCACTGATGGGCTGGCGATCTACAACGCGCTGAAGCAGCATCCGGCGACCATCAACGTCACCGTGGACGGCGTTGCTGCGAGCATCGCCAGCCTGATTGCCATGGCCGGCAGCACCCGCCGCATGCACGAGAACACGATGCTGATGCTGCACGGGCCGCAGGGTGGCGGCTGGGGTTTTGCTGGTGATCTGCGCGAGCGGGCCGACCAGATCGATGTGTACGGTCGCCAGATGCTGGTGACCTATTCGGGCCGTGCGAAGAATCCGGCCGATATCGAGACGATGCTGACTGATCGCAAGGATCACTGGCTCACTGCAGCCGAAGCACTGGCGCTGGGTCTGATCAGCGAAGTCATTCCCGACGTGCAGCCCGAGCCTGCGGACTCCGTCGCGGCAGCAGCGCTGCTGTCCTATGTGAGCGCGATCTCCGGGACCGAGGGCGCCGTGCATGCCCTGCTGCGCAAGCACATTCAGGCAACCACCACCGCTTCAGCCTTCGCCTCGCTCCGCGAGGTTCACCAGCGGGCCGTTGTGGCCCACCTTGAGGAAACCAGCATGAAACAGCAGTGCCAACTGATCATGGCGCAGGCGGGCACCGCTCCGGCTGCACCGGCTCCCGCCGCCCCGGCGCCGACCGTACCCTCCGCTCCGGTTCCGCCGGTCGCAGCAGCTCCTGCTGCTCCGCTGGCCGCCGGCGCGACGGTCGAGCAGGTGATGGCGGCCATCTCGGCTCGCAACACCGCCATCCGCACCGTTTTCGCAGGCTTCCGTGAGGTCAGCGGCGTCCAGGAACTGGAAGCCGAGTGCCTGGCCGATGCAGCGATCACCGAGGATGTCGCGCGCGGCAAGCTGCTGGCGAAGCTGGCGGCAGGCGGGCAGCCGCTGGCCGGCAACTTCAACTCCAGCATCACCGACGTGGTGCCGGAGGAAGACAACCAGCGCCGCGCCCAGGTCAATGCGCTGCTCGCCCGTGCCGGCGTGCTGACCGGCGCTGATGCCGACGCCGCCCGCAACGGGAATCCCTTCACCCACACCACGCTGATGGCGCTTGCAGAGCGCTCCCTGATCCAGGCGGGCGTGAACACCCGCAGCATGGACCGCGAGCAGATCGCGCGCCGCGTTCTCGCTGTGCAGACCACCAGCGACTTCCCCGTTCTGCTGGAGAATGTGCTGCACCGGGTGCTAGTTGGTGCCTACAACCTGCAGCAGTTCACCTGGACCCGTTTCTGCGCGACCGGCACGCTGTCCGACTACCGCGCGCACAGCCGCTACCACCTGTCTTCGTTCTCCGACCTGAAACCGGTCAATGAAGCCGGCGAGTATGAGAACGGTGTGCTGGGGGATGGCGAGGCCGAGACCATCAAGGGTGCCCGCAAGGGGCGCATCCTGCAGATCACCCCGGAAGTGCTGGTGAACGATGATCTGGGCGCGTTCGTGCGCATCACCACTGCGCTGGGTCAGGCCGCTGGCCGCACCATCGAAAAGGATGTCTACGACGTTCTGAAGCAGAACGGCGGCCTGGGTCCGGTCATGAGGGACGGGCACACCCTGTTCCACGCCGAGCACGGCAACATCACCGCCGGAGCTGCGGTCTCGGTCGACGCCTTCGACGCGATGCGCCAGCTGATGGCACTACAGATGGACCCGGGTGGCAACGACTACCTCGATATCTCGCTGTCGCGGTTCTTGGGCACGGTCGCCATGCACGGCCGCGCGAACCTGGTGAACAACAGCGAGTACGACCCGGACGTTACGGGTAAGTTCCAGGTGAACAACACCTCGCGCGCCACCTTCAGCGACATCATCACCTCACCGCGCCTGGGTACTGGTAAGGGCTGGTACGGCTTCGCCGACCCGAATGTGGAGCCGGTGATCGAAGTCGCATTCCTCAATGGCGTGCAGACGCCGGTCCTGGAGCAGGAGACCAACTTCCGCACCGACGGCCTCAGCTGGAAGGTTGTCCACAAGTATGGCGTGGGCGCGGTGGGCTGGCGCGGCGCGGCCTTCAACCCGGGCGAGTAACCAACTATCCGGCTGCGGCTTTCCTGCCGCAGCCGTTGTCTCCCTCTCCATTCATGCAAGACGCCAACTGAGGACCATCGTCATGGCGAAGAACTACAAATTCCCGGGAGCGGTGATTGACATCGTCGCGGCATCCGCTCTGGTCAGCGGGCAGGCATCCATCGTCGGCCAGCTGCTGGCCGTCGCGCTGGTGGACATCCCCGCTGGCACCAAGGGCAGCGCCCAGATCGAAGGCGTGTTCGAACTGCCGAAGCTTCCGAGCGCCACCATTTCTGCAGGTGCTGGTCTGACCTGGGATTCCCAGGGCGGGCAGCTGATCGTCACCGGTGCCGATGCAGGCGACCTGGAGCACTGCGCGGTCGCCATCGCGGCCGCTGGCACTGGTAGTGCGACCGTGCTGGCAAAGCTGACCCCGGGCTCCGGTTCGGTGAAGTCGGCGTAAGTCTTGGCCGGCATCGCTCACATGTGCCCGGGTGGCGTGAGCGGTGCCGGTTCTATCACAGCGACAACGGGGAATCGCATGGGCACCACCAGCACGCCGCGCGGCGTACGCAACAACAATCCAGGCAACATCGACCGCACCAGTACACCTTGGCAGGGTGAGGATCGTTCCGGCGCTGCCATTGCGCGCGAGGGCCGCTTCTGCGTCTTTCTTACGCCACAGGCGGGGTTCCGCGCCTTGGCTAAGACGTTGCTTACTTATCAGCGCAAGCACGGCCTCCGAACGGTGAAGGAGATCATCGGACGCTGGGCACCACCGGTGGAGAACGATACGGGCGCCTACGTCCGGCAGGTTGCGGCGGCGGTGGGCGTCGCACCTTCCGAGGTCATCCGGTTGGATAACCCGGTGACGCTGGGGCGTCTCGCGACGGCCATCGCACAGCACGAGAACGGTGGCATGTACTGGAATGCCGATGTGGTCAGTGCTGGTGTCGCCGAGGCGCTCAGCTGATGGTCGGCGGCGGTGTCACCGCCACGGCCCCCTGGTGGGCTGCGGGCAGCGTCGTAGCCGTTTGGATTCTGCGCGAGACCTGGGCTGCATTTCTGTCGCGCAAGAAGGAGCGCACCGAGACTGATGCGAACGTGGATCTCATCAAGGGTCTTTCCGAGCGTATCGGGTCGCTGGAACAGAGGGTCTCGGTCCAGGACGAGCGGCTGCAGCAAGAGATGATGATGCGGCTCAAGGCACAGGAGGAGGCCAGCGCATTGCGGATGCGAGTCCGGCAGCTTGAGTCCACGCTGCGCGGGCTCGGTGCAGTCATTCCGCCTGAAGACCCGGTGGTGTCCGCATGATCCGCGCCCTCATCCTCGCCACTCTTCTGCTGCTGGGCGTGATTGTCTGGCAGCGAGGGTCGGTTTCTATCGCGCACCGCGCGACCGACCAGGCAGCTGCCGCCCGTGACGTGATGGAGCGCGAACGCGATGCGGCCCGCGCCGAGGCGAACGCAACGGCCGCCACGCTGGCGGCCGAACGTGGCAGCGCAGCCGCTGCGAACGCTTTGGCCGCCACATATGAAAAGGAAAAGGACGATGCGCAGAAAGCCTCTGATCGCCTTATCGCTGATCTTCGCGCTGGCAACCAGCGCCTGCACCAGCGCTGGCAAGCGACCGTCGCCACCGCCGAGCTGTCCGCAGCCGCCGCTGCCGCCAGCCAGCCTGATGGTCGAGCCGACGACCGAATTGAGAGTGCGGGCCGAGCTGTTGGCGCCGCCGCCCAGTGCGATGCACAGGTGAGGGGACTGCAATCCTATGCCCTGCTATGCGCCGGAGGTGGGAAGTGAGCGAGGTCGACTTCCTCCGCGATCTGGACGGCACTTTGCACGCCGCCTTTGCGCTGGCGGGCATGGCGTCGCGAGGTCGGTACACGGCCAAGGATGGTCCGGCCACCGAGGGCGTGCGCGCCTACGTGGAGCGCGACGTTGAGACCATCGGCGAACTGCGCCAGTTCAGGGCAGGGCGTGTGGAGATCGCGTACCTGCGTTCGGATGTAGCGCCTGACCAGGGCGATCGCTTCGAGGTGGTTTCGAGCGCGTTCGGTACTGAGGTCTTCGTCAACAGCAAGAAGATCAGCGATGACGGCTCGCAGAGCCGCTGGCTGGTGAACCGTGGCTGACCTTGCAGAGCCGCTGTCGTGGCAGTTGGTGGAGTTCCTGGCCGCTCGCGTCCGGCTGATCTCGCGCAGCAGTGGCTTCCGCACCGACATCGGTGCAGGAGCCGTGATCATCGATGAAACCGAGATCAGCGAGGACAGCACCGAGCCGGCAACGATCATCTCTGTCCGCCAGCTTTCGCGCAGTGGCGGCGGTGTGGCCCAGTCCAGCTCCGATGCGGCCATCACCATCGAATTCGAAGTTCCGCGTGGCAGCGATGAAGCGAATCCCAGGCTGCTCGTTCATCGCGCCCGCCACGACCTGATCCGCGCCCTGACGTTCAAAGAGAAGTCGCTACCGCTGGGGGTGACCAGCTTCGAGCTGCTCGAAACCCAGCTGGCGACCCTGGAGGACGATGCCGGGCATACCGCCGTAGTCGCTCAGATCACCGCGCGGGCTGGTCTGACCGAGACCTTTGAGCCCGTGTCCAACCCGTAAAGGAACCAGAACCATGGCACAGCCAAAAGTCCGCAAATTCGCAGGTGACCTGCGCTTCTGGGAGCACGGCGCCGAGGGCGCTCGCGTCCCCGTCATTCCCGAGCCCGCCGACAAGTTCGGTAACCAGCCCCTGGAGCAGTCCTCGCTGACCTTCAGCTACGAAGCCGGCGATTCGGTGGAGATCAAGAGCAAGCGCCGCGATGCTCGCTATCAGCAGATCATCCACAAGGATTCGAATCCGGGCGTCACCAACGTCTCGATTACCGCGCTGGAAGTGCCGCCGGCCTTCCTGGCCCGCATGCTGTACGGCACCCTGGTCAGCACCACTGTGGCAGCCGGCTCGGCCAGCGCTGTGTCGGTCACTGTTGGCAGCGTGGATACCCCCGTCAAGCTGCCGCACAACTTCATCGAAGCAACTCCGGCGCCGGTGTTCAAGAGGGGCGCAGTGGACCTGGTGAAGGGCACCGACTATGACCTCGAGCCACGTCATGGTCTGCTGATCCCCAAAAATGGTGGCGCGCTGCAGGCCGGTGATGTTGTGGCGGCCGATTACAACTTCGACGCCTACCTGGAGACCGCCATCAGCGGCGGCACCACGCCGAGCAAGTCCTTCCAGATCCTGGGCGACATGGAGGACCGCATCAGTGGCGACGAAGGCCTGCTGTCGATCCCCAATGTCGACCTGACCGTGGATGGCGACGTTGACTGGTTCAGCGACGAGCCGATCCAGGTGACCCTGACCGGACCGGTCATCTTCCAGGCCGGCGAGACCGATCTCTACACCTTCAAGATCGCCGCGCAGTCGGCGGGCTGAGCGTGCCGGTGACCCCAGCGAGGGGAGGGTGCCGGGACGGCGCCCTCCCGGTTTGAAACAGGAAGGGCACTGTGGCGTCCAATCGCAACAACAACCTGCTCAAGTACTTCGTCAGCGGCCGGCGGGCAAAAGGTTTCCATGGTCTGACCGACCTGGCTGGCGAAGTTCTGAATCGATACGACCTGTCGGTGCAGCGGGCGTTTGTTGGTCTGCAGCGCCGGGCTGGGCCGGCTACTGCGCAAGAGGTACGTGGCTCCTACAACATCCGCGCTTCTGCCCTGCGGGGGAAGTATCGCGTGGAGACGGGCGAGCGCGGCTACAGCACCGGCAAGCGCGGCAGGGACGACTTCCTTTCCATTTGGGCCAGCACGCGGCAGATCTCGCTGATCGAGTTCGGTGGTCGCTGGGCCGGTCGCAAATCCCGAGGTGCGACGGCCGGCATTGGCGTGGGCGAGTCGAAGACCTACGACGGCGCCTTCATCGCGACGATCAAGGGCCGCAGGGCCATCCGTGTGCGCGGCTGGGATCGGGCACGGCAGAAACGCCACGGTCGAGGCCCGGTTCGCATCCTCCGAGGGCCCAGCCCGTTCGAGATGCTCTCGGGTGCTGATGGCAACAGCCGCGCCCTGGAGGCCCGTCGCCGGCTGATCGAGCGCTTCCACACCACCTACCTGACAGAACTGCGCCGCCAGTGGCGCGTCAACGGAAGCTCCAATGGCTGATCGGCTGGAAGAAGCAATTCGGGTCGTCATCGAAACGCAGGGCCGCGAAGGTGTGGACGAACTGCGCGCGGCGTTCGGCGATCTGGGAGACATGTCGGTCGAGACCGCTGGCAAGGCGACCAAGCTGCTCGACTCGCTCACTGGGCTGAACGAGGCGGCGGCGAAAGCGGATGCCTTTGACGGCATGCTGGCCGAGCTCGCGCAGCTGGAGCAGCAGTTTGACGACAACCAGAAGGCCGCACTGGCGCTCAGCCTCAGCATCGGCGAGATGGACAAGCCCTCCCGCGAGGTGCTGGCAACCCAGCGCGATCTGCGTAAGGAAGGCGAGCGGCTGAAAAAAGCGCTCAACGAGCAATGGGATGCCGTCGGCAAGGCCGACGACGAGCTTTCTTCGCTCGGCGTCAACACCGCGAACCTAGCTGACCACCAGCAGCGCCTGCGGATCGAAGTCGCCCGTAGTGCGGCTGCGCTTACCGAACAAGCCAGGGCCGCAGCGGCAGAGGCTGAGGCGGGCCGTCGTCGCAAACAGCAGATCGATGAGGCAGAGACGGCCTTCCGCAAGCAGGCCAACACCAGCAGGGCTGCGGCAAAGTCGTTGGCGGAGTATCGGGAGCGTGCCGACGACGCGACCGCCGGCAGTGCCGACCTGGCGTCGGCCACCGAGAGCACTGTCAGCTGGTTCGGTAAGCTGAAGGCTGTGGCGGCTGGCGCGCTCGCGTTTGTCGGCCTGAACCGGGTGGTCGATGGCATCAAGGCCATCGTGAAGGAAGGCAGTGACGCTGAGCAAGAGCTGTCGCAACTGGAGGCCGCTCTGCAGGCGACCGGCCGAAGCGGTGAGTTCACCGCGCAAAGCCTGGCCGCAATGCGCAAGCAGCTCCAGAGCGGGCTCTTCGACGATGGACAGATCAGCGCGGCCCAGGTACGCCTGCTGTCATACACCAATATCGTCGGAGAGCAGTTCCCGGCAGCAATGCAGATCACCATCGATCAGGCTCAGCGGCTGGGCATGTCGCTGGAGGGGTCTGCCGAGGTCGTTGGCAAGGCACTGCAGACGCCGTCGAAAGCGATGGAAAGCCTGAGCAAGCAGGGCTTCACACTGGATGACAGCCAGAAGGCGCTGATCAAGAGCCTGGAAGCCACCGGCCAGGTGGCAAAGGCGCAGGCCATCATCCTCGATCTGTTGGCGGAATCCTATGGCGGCGCGGCCGCCGCCGCGAAGGTTGGCACCATCGCCGGCCTGTGGAAGACAGCCACCGATCGCTTCAAGGATTGGAAACAGGAGGTCGCAGACCAGGGGGTGCTGACCTACTTCAAGGAGCAGCTGAACACCCTTCTGGCGACGCTGGATCGACTGGCCGCCGATGGCAGCCTGTCCCGCTGGGCCAAGCAGACCGCCCAGGCCATCATCACCATGGCCGAGGCGGTGAAGGGCACGACGCAGTGGGTTGTGGACCATGCTCGCGTGATCGGCCTGATGGCTGCCGCGTATGCGCAGTTCAAGATAGTGGGGGCGCTGCTCCAGCTGAACGCATGGCGCGCAGCCCTGATCGCGACCACGAACGCGCAGATCGCTAACAATGCAGCGGTCGCAAGCGGCAGCCGGGGTATCGGTCGGTTCGGTGCGTTGCTGCGCGGTTTGCCGAAGGCAGTCCCCATCACGGTGGCCGTGCTGGGATTGGAAGCGGCGATGGGCGGTCTGGATGTCCTCAAGACTGTGGCGCAGGACATCTGGAAGCAGCACGACCCGGCGCTGAAGCGTGCCGGTGAAGCGCAGCGGGCCTACATCAGCCAGGTACGCGATTTGGCGCTGCAGCTGCGTGAACAGGCAGTGTCCTTCGTTGCGTACCGTGACGTAGTCATCAAGTCGGCCGAGGAAGTCGCCAAGCTGGGCGAGGCGGAGCGGCAGGCATACGAGAAGCGTCTGTCCGGCTTGGAGCAGTACCTCACAGCGCAGGAAGGCTTCCTGCTGATGCAGCAGAAGGCCGGCGTCGCAACGGCGGAGCAGCTGCAGCAGCTGGGCCTGGTCACACAGAAGTTGCTGGAGGTGTCGACGGGCTTTGCGTCGCTCCGGGGTGGCGTCCAGACGGCTGCGGACGCGCTCACGAATGGGATTGGCCCGGCTGCTCAGCTGGTGGTGCAGCAGTTGGCGGGCATCGACGGGAACGCCAAGCTCGCGAAGGAATCGATCGGCAAGGTGTTCGAGGGGCTCAACTTCGCGGACACGGCGAGCCTGGAGGCGGTCGGCGCGGCATTGGGCTACATCGCCTCCCAGGGCGCCGCCGCAGGGCGGAATGTGCGTGATGGGTTGCTGGAGACGCTCAAGAAGCTGTCCGGTGACGAGCTGCTCCGCTTCCAGGCTTCGGCACAGTCGGCGTTTGAGGCAATGCCACAAGGCGCCACCAATGCCGCCGCCGTGCTGCAGACCACGCTTGTTGCGGCAATGGAGCGGCTTGGTGTTTCCGCATCTCGCATGGGCGTCGGCTTCAGTGCCGGTGGCAAGGATGCGATCGCCGCGTTCGGTGCAGTGGCTGAGAGCGCGATCGCTACCGGTGTCCAGATCGAGGCGGCATTCAAGGCAGCGCTTGGCAAGGTCGCTACGCTGGACGAAGCGCGGACGCTTGGCGCGCTGCTGGAATCGGCAGGGCGGCAGGGTAAGGTCGGCTTCGATGCGGCCGCGCGGTCGGCGGCAGCGCTCAACGCTCGCATCCGCGAAATTCAGGTTGCCATCGATCCGCTGGCCGACGAATTTGCCAGGCTTGGCATCCAGTCTCAAGCGTCGCTCAATGCGACGCGCGACGCCGCCAAGAGCGCTTTCGATGCGATCCGTGACGGCGCGGCCAGGGGCAAGGCATCCGTGGAGGACGTGCGTCGAGCCTTCCGGGCATATGCCGATGCAACCCGCGCTGCAGCAGCGGACAGCGACCAGTGGCGCCGGGACAACGTCGATAGCCAGCTCGCAGTTCAGGAATCGATTTACGACACCGAGCGCAGCATGCAGCGGCTGGGCGATGTGAGCGACGTGGCAATGCGCCAGCTGCAGGACGGTGCCAGCCGCAGCCGCGAGCGGCTGGAGGAGGTACGCCAGAGCGCGGGAGGTGCGGCGGACCAGGTTGACCGGGTAGGGAGTAGCTCCGAACGAATGGGCAAGCAGATGGGGCAGGCCGGGGCCGCTGCGCAAGGAATGGCGTTCAGCATTGGCGAGGTCTCCGAATCTGCATTGCAGGCAATGCGCAAGCTCAGCGGGCCCAACCCGCTTGTGCAGTTTGCCAATGCGCTGAACCGGGTCACTGAGCAGCGCAAGCAGCTGGCTGAGTACAAGGCAGAGCTTCAGGCGACCGCCGAGGCGGAGGACGAACTCTCCAAAGCAGCGAAGGAGCGGCTGGCAGGACAGTTCGACTACGTGGGCAAGGGCGAAATCGCAGAGGTGGCGCAGTTGGAGGCCCAGGTCGTGCGGCAGCGGCAGCAGCGAGACCAGGAGGCCGCTGCCGCGCTCGCCGAGCGCCGCAAGCAGGCTGAAGCTGAGGCAGAGGCGCAGGCGAAGGCGGACGCGGCTCGCATCGGCAGCAACGGCACCAACGAGCAGGTCATTGTCATTGACTGGAAGCTGCCTTCGAAGGAAGTGGTGGCCGGCGCCACCGCAGCCGAAGTGCAGCAAGCGCAGCGCCTCGCGGGCCTCGTCGCTCCGTTGGTCCTGCGGCAGGTGCAGCAAAGCAGGGCCGTTTCCGTGCGAGGACGTAGCTGATGACCCGCATCGTTCTTGCCGGAATCGAACTGCCGGCTGACCTCCAGTGGACCGATGAGTTCACGGCCTGGAAGGTTGGGCAGCAGGCGCGTACAAGCCTGACGGGTGCCTTGATCGTCCAGGAGTCTGCGCGACAGGCCGGGCGGCCGATCACGCTTCAGACAACCCGGGACGGTACTGCCTACGTCGGCGTCGTCAGTCTTCCTGTTCTACGGGCGCTGCAGGCCAGTGAGAGCGAGGCTCGCCTGGCGCCGCTGGATCTGGTCATGCCGGCCCACAACAGCGGCGAGCGGTCATTCCAGGTCCGGTGGCGCCGCACGGATGGGCCGGCCATCGAAGTCGATCCCACCCGCTTTGCTGTCCCCGCGCTTGATGCGGACCTTTTCTCCATCACCCTTCGCCTCATGACGGTGTAATCCATGACGATTCTTGCTACCGATATCAAGCTGCGACAGTCGCAGCGCTTGACAGATAACCCTGACGGCGGTGGCCGCATGGTTCAGACCGAAATCATTGATGGGGCGATGAACAACCTCTTTCCGGATATCGGTGATGAGGAGCGGACCACCGGCCGAACCACCCTCCGCAAGATGTTTGTGCATGTGGATACACCGGCGCCAGACGTGCTGAAGGACGCGATCGCGGTGCTGATCGATCCTCCGGCAGACCCGCGCGTGACCGTCACGATGTTTGCCACGGGCTCTTACAGTGACGTGCGCCTCGACGCCAAGAACCGCGTCGAGAGCTACATCACGCGAGGCACAGAGTCCCGCTTTGTCCTACTGGGGAACCACTTCAGCGGCCAGATGACTATCCAGGTCTACGCGATGAAGGACGCGCCGAGCCCCGACATCAATGACAACTTCTCGCTGCTGACCCTCGCCAGCTCCGGCCACGATCCGGCAGAACAGTACGTGCGGGTCAAAGGCGTGCTGTCCCGTACGACACGGACGTTTACCGATGACCAAGGGGCATTTGAGCGGGATGTCTTGGTGATCGAGCTGGTGAACGCGTTGCTGCGCGACTTTTACGGCCAAGAGGTGGTGCGGTACTCGGCCACTAAGCCCGCGACCAGGATCTATGAGACCAACGTGGTGGAGGCCACGAGCTATCACAGCGTCAAACGCCTCACCGCCGCTGGGAAGCCTGGCGACCTGGCTGTGCAAGTCGATACCCCGTACGTGCCCATCGTTCCTACCTCCACGGCTGAAACCCCGGTCAGTGACGTTCTGGCCGGCATGGGCACCATCAGCCAGGTCCCGTCCGGCCCTGCCGGCATCCTCGGCCAGAACTTCAGTGCCAGCTTTGCTGCTGGCGTGCCGGTCAGCCGATACCTGGGTACTGGGTTGGTGGTGGGCGCAGTAAGGGTCGTCGCAGGGAGTGTCGAACTCACCGATGACGGCACTGGCGGGCTCGCTTCCGCCGTGGCGACGCCCTGGAGCGGTACGGTCGACTATCAGGGTGGGGTCGTAGCCTTGACGCATGCGAGTGGCGTCGGCAGTACCAGTATCAGCATCACCGCGTCCCCGGCGGGATCCATCCCCATGCAGGGCTTCACCGACGAGATTGAGGTGACGCAGAACAACCAGGGCATGGTCTGGCTGTTCCAGCTGACCCCGTTGCCGGCCCCAGGAACGGTGGTGGTCGACTACCGCGCCCTGGGGCGCTGGATCAGGTTGACCGACAACGGCCGCGGCCGTCTGATTGGCAAGCCGGGCCAAGGCACCGGGACGATCAACTACCAGACCGGTTCCGTCGTGGTGACCGCTGGCGCGCTGCCGGATCTGAAGAGCAGCATCATCTCCAACTGGGGCACTCCCATCATCGCGGAGGCCCGGGTTGGTGATACTGCCATCCTGCCGCCGGCGCTCCGCTTTGTGCTGGGCGAGGGCTCGGCGGTACCGGGGACGGTGCAACTGACGCTGCGTGTCGGCGGCTCCAATGTGGTGGTCACAGATAACGTGAACGGCGGCTTGCTGATTGGCGGGCAGGTTCGTGGACAGATCAGCTACTCGACCGGTGAGATCTCGCTCCGGCCGCTGAGTCTGCCTGATGCGGACAGTCAGCTCTCGATCGCCTACGACTGGGGGCAGCCGCTACACGCAGCGCCGCAGCCTGTTCCGGACGCGGCGGGGATCGTCTCGTTCACCCTGCCGCAGGGACCGGTGAGGCAGGGCACAGTGCTTCTCGACTGGCTTGTAAGTGTGCGGCGCGATCGCGATGACCTGTCGTCGGCCCCTCAGGCCATGCGGGTCATCGCCAAGGATGATGGCGCAGGCAACCTGGTCGGCGTGTCGGTGGGGGACACGGCCTTCAGCACGGTGCTGGGGTCGGTGAACTACAGCACGGGCGCGGTCTCGCTGCAGGCGGGAAAGTTCATGGTCCGGCAGGTTTCCTATCCGGTGTATGAGATCCGGTCAGGGCGGCTGAAGGTGGTGGGCTACGAGCGCCTGGACGTGCTCGCACAATTCTCCGCCGGCAGTATCGTTTCAGCCGGTTGGATGCTCGCTGGGGAAGCTGCCCAGTCCGCGCAGGAGGTCATGCCGCTGCCTGCGGTCCAGCTGCAGCTCACCCCGACCATCAGCGACAGCATCGTTCCGGGCAGCGTCCGCTTTGCATTCCGTGGGCGCACGTACGTTGACCGTAGTGGCGGCTTGTATCACTCCATCGATCCCTCGACCGGCTCGGGCATCTATGCAGGGACGATCGACTATGCGGCAGGTGTGGTGAACCTGGTGCAGTGGCTGGCAGGCGGCGAGAACACTGTCCAGATCCAATCCCTCCTGACACGGATCGCCGATCCGGGCGTGGCCGTCAGCTTCTTCCGTGCGCCTGGTTCACCGCTGCGGCCAGGCATGTTCACGCTGCGCGCGACCCGAATTGATGGCGAGCTGCTCACAGTTACTGCGGACATTAACGGTGTGCTGTCAGCTGCGGAAATTCGTGGCAAGGTCGATTGGGAAAGTGGCGTCGTCAAGGTTCAGTTCGGTCAGCTGGTGCCCGTGGCCGGGAATGAGGGTAAGCCTTGGTTTGATCCCGATCAGGTTGAGGGGGATCAGGTCTGGAGGCCGACGCTCGTGCTGCCGGGCACGATCTACATGGGTGCGGTCGTCTATCGATCGATTCCGCTGTCGGAGGTGGTGATTGGCTTGTCGTCGGTGCGTCTGCCCAGCGACGGCCGTGCGCCAGCGTTCAAGCCGGGCCAGACCGTGCTGATCCACCACACCGCGAAGCACATGGTGCCGTCGCCGCAAGCGGGACAGGTGGTCACCTTTGGTCGCGGCAGGATTGCAGGCATTGAAGTGCGTGACGCCGAGGGGCGTCCAGTCGACGCCGCATGGTTCACGGTGGATCTGGACGTTGGCAACCTGCGCTTCAGCGACCCGCTGAACCTGGCTGCCTACACGCTGCCGCTGACGATCAGCGAGCGCGTCGAAGACCGGCGTTTAGTTGTTCAGCCGCAGATTACCGGCGAGATCGAGATCAACACACCTCTGACCCACGATTATCCGGTGGGGGAGACGATGATCAGTAGCGCACTGCGACTGGGTGAGGCAAACGGCTCGTTGGACTTGCAAGCACGTGTCGTAAGTCTGTTTGATCAGGCTGCGTGGAACAATGTGTGGGCGGACTCTCCGAGCGGCAGTGTCGCACCTGGTACCTACAACGAAACGGATTACCCGCTGGCGGTGAAGAATGCGGATGCAATCACTGAGCGTTGGGCCGTGCGATTCACCAGTTCAACCCAGTTTGAAGTGATCGGTGAGACGGTAGGCACCATTGCCACCGGCAACACGACCACGGACTTGGCGCCTCTGAATCCACGTACCGGGGCGCCGTACTTCGTAATGAAGCGCGAAGGCTGGGGGACCGGTTGGTCCACGAACAACGTCGTCCGATTCAATACCGTTGGTGGGCTGGCTCCTGTTTGGCTCATGCGCACGACGTTGCCTGGAACTCCGGATGGCGCCCGTGATTCAACGCGATTCCAGGTCGTCGGCAATGTGGCGGGAGAGTAACGATGGCAACCGTTCCAAGGTTCTATAGCAGTACAGACGCTGGTGCCCCGCAGTTGTCGGGGCAGATTGGCAGTTTGCTTGTGGTGCTGGACGCTGTGCTGGTTGATGGTTATGGCGTTGGGGAGGCGTTCAAGCCAGGTGCGGGGTGGACGCGGCACTTGACTGCAGCTGGCAAGAGGGCCTACAGAAATGATCCCTATGCTGGTAGCGGATTCGTACTGGAGGTCGATGACTCGGCGAGTGCTGGTACCGCTCGTTATGCCCGTGCGCGCGGTTACTCTGCGCTACGCTCGTTTGGCGATGGTGACGACGCGACGCCTAGCCCGAGCGCTAGGCCGGCCGGCTCGATTATTGCGAAGTCCAATTCACTAAGCGCCACTGCGTCTCGATGGGTTGCGATAGCCGATAGTCGCTGCATTTACCTCTTTACCAATGTGAACCCTGCGCTGCTCGTCGATCAGAGACAGGCTTACTTCTTTGGCGACTTCACGTCGTACAAGCCTGGCGACACGATGGCATGGTGTATAAGCCATAGCGGCCTAGTGGACTACCTCGGAACGGAGGACTTTGACGGTTTCGTGTTCTCCACTCCGAACGAAGCGACCTCGATAGACTTGAACAGGCCAGCTTGCTACTTGCCCAGGACTGTGAACTCCCCCGTGCAGTCTGCCCCTGCGTTCTTGGTGGGAGGAATGCGCTACACCTCGTTCCATGCATGGAATACGGACGCCGCTAGGCAGTCCACCTACCCTGACGCAGTCACCGGCGGGTTGCTCTATACCGGGGTGCAGATATTCGAGGGGTCTGGGCGCCCTCGAGGTGTGCTGCCCGGGATTGCCGTTCCCTATCACCTCCGGCCCTTCGTAGATCTAAGTGTGCAGGCAGCCCCCTTCGAGTTTCGAGGAGCCTCTCAGATCGTGGCAGTAGGCTATGCACCCAACTACTACTCAAACACCCTCACTGGTGACCCGTACCGTGGTCAGCTGCTGTTCTTGCTTGGGGGTGGGTGGTGGTGACGCGTGCGACTGCGGTAGTGCGCTTGCGGGTAGCGTCCCGCGCTTCCATTGCTGCCAAGGGGTACTTGGCGGGGGAGGGGCCTTCGACGGAACAGCCGGATGTGGATGGTCGATTCCGCATCATGAATCAGCCTGCCGCTGGTCGAATCATGGTGTTCGACAGGATATCAATGTCGGCAGTTGCTATGACCAGATCGAAGGCCGATGGGACATGGCGGGTCGAAGGCTTAGATATAAGTCGCAAGTTCCTGGTCATTGGATTTGACGATCGCGGCAACCACAACGCTGCGATTCAGGACTGGGTTTCCCCGGCTCCGTTGGAGTAAGTGCATGTTGACACCGGAAGGTCGTCGCGCGGGATTGAACCTCGGTCCCCTAGCTGTCCCAGGTGGATCACGGGTAGGCCTGAATCTTGGCGTGGAGTGGGACGATAACGCGCCTGAGCCGGTCATCCGAGGTGTTCGTCAGGCTGTGGGCTTGCATTGGCGAAAGTCCGCCCGTTGCCAAGCTGTCTCGTCCTTGGCTTGGGCGCCCGCTTCGGTGGCTGCAACGGATAGGGGCTTGGCTTGGGGCACTGCCGCTGGTGTCCATCAGAGGAATGGCATTGCGTGGTCGTCATCATCCGGATTAAGCGCATCGGGTCAGTTTGATTGGCATCGAACAATGCGTGGGTCCAGCAGCGAGACACTGTTGCGTTGGGAGGCATTAGGTCAATCATCGCGATCACTGGAGGTTCGTTGGCGGAGCCTTCTCAGCGCGCTTTCGAGCGGGTCGATGTTCGCCTGGGGGGCGCTCAATAGATCAACGGTAGAGCTGACGCTGCGTTGGCGTTCAATTACGCGTTCTGCCAACGCCGTGTCCTCCTGGGAATGGCGCCATCCTGTCCGAACTCGGCGAGATTCACTGATGCCCTGGGGGGCTGCCGCCCGTATCCCGTGGGGCATCAGGCCAGGCCCCGGGCCTGATCCAGAGCCGGAACCTGGCCCCAGCTTTCCTGCTGGTAACCAGGTTGGATTGAACCTGGGGTGCGGGGTTCTCGGCCTGTCCAGTGTTGCTCCCCTGAATCTTGGTATCTCGGCGTGCTATGTGGTGCGCCCCCAACGTAGGACCTACGTCGTGATCAATGAGGTTTCATTTGTGCGGCTTCCTGATCGGATGCCGATCGAACTGGCCCGCGTCTCGCTCAGCGCCGGCCGTTCGGCTTGGGGCTGGACCTTTGACATCGAGCTGGCCGATGCCGATCAGCTGGGACTGCTCAAGCCCACGGCCTCGGGCCCGCGACAGTTCGAGCTGGTGCTGAACGGCTACGTCTGGACGGGCATCATCGAGAGCTTCCAGAAACAGCGCGAGTTTGCTGGAGGCGGTGTGCGTTTGAGTGGGCGATCAAGGACAGCGTTACTGGCACCGCCTTACGCCCCGGCTCGCGTCAAGGCCACGACGGAAGAGCGCAGCATGGCCCAGCTTGTCGCCGAGGAGCTGGCGGATACGGGCTTTGGCAGTAGGTACGACACGGTTGATTGGTTGGTTCCGCCCGGCGCATGGTTCTATGACGCAAGCACGCCACTGGATGCCATCAGTGCGCTCGCTGGTGCGAGTGGCGGGGTGGTGCAGTCCCATCCCTCGGACCTGGCGCTGGTGGTACGCGCCAGCTACCCGGCCAGTCCGTGGCTGTGGCGGGAGACAACGCCGGATCACCTACTGCAGGAAGACATTGTGCTAACCGAAAGCCTGCAGATGCGCAGTGCGCCTCTGTATGACGCGGTGGTGGTAACGGGAGAGCTGGCCGGGAAGGGGGTCACTTGCAAGGTGCGAAAGGGCGGCGAAGAAGGCAAGCTCTTCGCGCAGCAGGTAAGTAGTCCCTTGATCAATGTCGCTGCAGCCGCAGCGGAGCGGGGGCGCAACATCCTGTGCGATCGCGGTGAACAAGCCGCAGTGGATCTGACCGTGCCTCTGTTCCCGAAGCCGCTGAAGGCAGGGGAGATCGGGGTGATCTTGCCGCTCGACCTGGTGCAGGTGCTGAGTTCTGAAGGAACCTGGCACGGCCAGTGCGAGTCGATCCGAATTGAGGTCGTCGTGGATCAACAGGCTGTCGTGATCGAGCAGACAGCAACTCTGGAGAGGCATTTCACTGATGCGGACTGATCTGTGGGATCAATTCGGTGAACTCGTCAGCGGCCGGCCGCGATTACTGGCAACGGTCACTGCACACAATGCAGACGGCACCAGCAGCCTGACAACCTATGACGGCGCGCAGATGCGTGCCTTCGGTCAGCTGCAGCAACCCATTCCGTACAACGTTTGGGTCAGTGGTGGCCGACTGCTGGAAGCCGCGCCCAATCTTCCGTTGGTAGAAGTAGTCGTCTGACGAAACAGGGCGCTGCCCAGATGCCGGCAAGCATCCAGGCAGCGCCGCAACACAGGTGATCTCAGCACCTGGCATTGGCCGTGGCCCCGTCGCCCTCGCGAGAGCGGCGGGATTGTCGGCTTCCCCTATCGCAAATACTGAGAACTCATGCCCAAGCCCATCATTTCCTGGCCGGGTGGCAAGCGCCGCCTACTGAAACACCTCTATCCGCATTTCCCAATACACGACTGTTACGTCGAGGCTTTCGCCGGCGGCGCCGCGTCTCTGCTGATGCGGCCGTACCCGGCCCAGATGGAAGTGCTCAACGACATCAACGGCGAGCTGGTGTCCCTCTACCGCTGCGTGCGCCACCACCTGGACGAGTTCGTGCGCATGTTCCGTTGGTCCTTGGTATCGCGCCAGATGTTCGAGTGGGCGCAGATGGAGCGGCCGGAGACCTTGACCGATATTCAGCGCGCAGCGCGCTTCTACTACCTGCAGAAGCTCGCCTTCGGAGGCAAGGTGCAGGGGCAGTCGTTTGGTGTCGTGACTGCCGGCGGTCCACGATTGAACCTTCTGCGCATCGAGGAGGAGCTGAGTGCTGTGCATCTCCGCCTGGCGAACACAGTGATCGAATGCCTGCCATGGCAGGAGTGCGTGCGGCGATATGATCGGCCGGGGACGCTGTTCTATCTCGATCCGCCGTATTGGGAAACAGAGGGTTACGGCGTCGAGTTCCCCTTCGCTGAGTACGAGGCCATGGCCGAGCTGATGCGCGGCTCGGTCGGGCGCTTCGTGGTCTCGATCAACGACCACCCTGAGATCCGCGAAGTGTTCGCCGGCTTCGACCTGGTGCCGCTGCAGCTCGACTACACCATCGGTGGCGGGCAGGGGAGAGGGAAGAAGTTCGGAGAGCTGATCATCAAGAGCTGGGACGACAGCCAGGCCACCCTGCTGTAGGCGTCACGCAACTTGCTGGAGCAGGTCCTCGCGATTGTTGCGTGGCGTGTTGACGGCGCGGCTGACCCTGTACGCCTCCATGGACGGAGGCGAGCTTGCCAGCAGCATCGCCATGGCATCGTCGGGGCTGGCTGCCATCCACTCATCGATCTGACTAGCCTGCAGCCAGACCGGCATGCGGTCGTGGATGTCGGCGGAGACGCCGCTGCTGTCGCCGGTGATGATGGTGAAGGTGCCAAGGTTCCCGTCGGGTAGTAAGGGGCTGGTGTCCTCCCACAGACCTGCAGCCAGCAGCGGTTGCGCCGCGTGGATGAACCACGGGTCTTTCTTGCCGTCCTCGGGGCTGACCGACCACTCGTAGTACCCGGCCATGGGGATCACGCACCGGCGCTTCTTGAACGCAGACCGGAAAGCGGGCTTGGTGGCCACCGTCTCGATCCGCGCGTTGATGGTCGAACCCTGCAGGCCCTTGGCCTTGGCCCAGAACGGCAGCAGGCCCCACGCCAGCCGAGTTACCTGCCGGCCTTCGCCCCGGTCCAGGATCACCGAGGCGCGCTGCGTCGGCGCCAGGTTGTAGCTGGCCTGAATCTCGGCTAGGCCGGGGGCAAGGTCAGCCAGCCCCGGCTGGCCGAAGTCGATCACGGGGAGCTGGACGAATCGGCCGCACATGGCCGCAGGGTAGTCCGGCTGGCCGTGCCCGGGGCGTGTAGGGACAGCCCGACCCAACAGGGCGAGGTTGCCCGATGGTGTCAGCCGGCCAAGACGGGCATCCTGACCTTGCCGGATCCGGGGCCGCAGGCTGCTCAACCCGGGGGCGCGTGAGCAGCGCCGCGCCGGCACAGGGTCGACTATGGCTCGACTCTGCCCGAACGATTCAGGCAGGTCGCTGGCGCGTTCGCAGGATCTGCGACCGCCGGTCGTATCCTTCCGGCCATGCATACCTCGCACGGCTACCAAGGTTTCCGCACCGCCCCGAGCCCCTATGGCTGGGTCCAGACCGGTGAGCGCTGGGCGCTCTGGTACAACGGCCGCGAGACGGCCAGCGTCACGCCTGATGACGGTCCCGGAGTCAGGCTATGGATGGAAGGCCAGAAGATGTGGCAGGTGAAGGAGGTGCGCGCCGCCAGCGTCCGCCAGGCGAAGCGCTACGCCGAGCGCTGGTGCGCAGCACGTCTGTATCCCGAGCTGCCTCTGCGTGAGGCCGTCGCCCGGCTCACCGACAGCACGCCGATCCAGTTGCGTCCTCCACTGCCCGGCCTGCCGCCGACCCGCGAGCAGCAGCAACAGGCTCGACGCCTGGCCGAGGCTGGGGCGAAGGAGATCGAGCAGATCAAGGAAGCGCTGGAACCGCGCAAGCCGCCTTCCGAGATCAAACCGAGACCGAAGGACGCCCGGAAGGCGTGGGTGAGGGACGGGCTTCGAGATCTGCGTGGAAGATGAGCGCCGGGTTCGCTTGGATGTGATAAAAAACCCCTTGCACGAGGTTAGTCAGGGGATCAGGGACGGATGTTCATTTCTAGTGTGCGGGTGACCAATTTTAGGTCGCTGGTGGATTTGCACGTCGATTTTTCGGTCTATACAGCACTGGTCGGCCTCAATGACGCGGGCAAGAGCAATGTGCTCCGAGCCCTCAATCTCTTTTTCAATCAGGAAACTGACGTTGATGAGCCGTTGGTCTTCGAGCGCGATTTTTCGCAGAAGGCGAAGGTTGGTAAGAAGAAGGCTCGCGAGATAGTCATTGAGCTTGAGCTGCAACCGCCGATGCACTACCGCGACGCCGGCGCGATCATCTGGCGAAAGGTCTATCGCGCCGGGCAGCAATCACTAATTGACGAAATCCGCCGAAAGGATGGTAGGCAATTTCCGCCCAATTCTCGCGTCAATTATTGGGCGCGAAGCCTTGCGTTTGAGTATGTGCCCGCAGTTCGGGGTCGTCCCTTCTTCAATATCTTAAAGCGAAGGTTACACGCCGCTCTGGCCGCCACTGTGGCTGGGAAGCTGAAGGATGCTTCTGGGATGTTTCTGGAGGGACTGCGAGTGGAGGTTGCGAAGATCGAGCAGGATTCGATGCGACTGCTCGATCTGAAGACGGAGTTCTCCTTGCCTGAAGATCTTGGAGATTTGTTCGAAGCGCTTGATTTTAGCTCTTCCGACGCTGGCGTCCTCACTGCTCTTCATAATCGAGGTGATGGCGTTCAAGGTAGGCATGTACCCCTTATCCTCAAGTTCCTCGCGGAGCAGAGGAAGAAGAACTCTGCGCGAGGTAAGCCGGCCCCAGAGACCATTTGGGGTTTCGAGGAGCCAGAAAATAACCTTGAGATGGCTAAACAAATTGAGGTTGCCAGGGAGTTCTTGGAGTATTCGAAGGATGTTCAGATAATCGTCAGTACGCACTCGCCTGCCTTCTACAAGGCAGCCAAGGACAGCGCCGCAGGATCGATCCAGTTCGCGTCGAGAATAGATGGGCGAACAAGCTTCCACCCTGAGCCACTGCCGGAATCGGTGGATGGCAGCTTGGGCCTCCTTCCCTTTGTTGAGCCGTATCTTGATCGTGCGGAAAAAGCTAGAGAAGAAGTGCTGCAGGCGATGGCGCAGCTTCGACAGAATGGGCTAATCTACAAAGGCAACGCCCTGTACGTAGAAGGTACTTCGGATCAAGTAATTCTACTGGCTGCTATGCGGGTTCTGGACGTTGAGATAAACGCCAAGATTGAGTTAGTTGAAGGTATGGGTGGTGGGGCAAATTGGGTCGCTGACAGGTGCATCGCTCGCGCAGCGCTTGCTGATGTAAGTGGCAGGACCATAGCGCTCCTAGATGACGATGATGCGGGAAAGGAGGCGGCCGAACATATTAGAACTATGTGTTCGGCGCTCGGTCGATCAGGTGCGGTGCGCTGCATTCATATCGGCAGAGAGAACGGTGACGACCACGTCAGACTAATAAAGCAGAGTGGTGTTGGTATTTCTTGGTCGTTGGACGAAATGTGCGATACGTACACCTGGAAGGTCGCTCAGGATCGCGGCTGGTTGGAGCCTCGAACAAGGGAGCTGTTGCGACTTAATCACCCCAAACTTGATGGCGACCAAACCATAGCCCAGTTGCTACAGGGGCGAATCCCAAGCGACGAGCACAGGAGGGTGGTGGAATACTCCGTCAGGGCGGACCGCAAGATGAAATTTGCGACAGAGGCTGCAGAGGTAATGGAGATGCTCGGGTATGTACCTCCATCGCTTGAGCGACTGGTGAACGTCTTGGTGGAGGCCTTCGCACCTGCCAGATAGCGCTATGGTGGAAGACGCCCAAGGTGTGACTTGGGAGGTGTTGGCGCCTAAGGCAGCGGCGCGCTCCGACACGTGAACGTCTTGTGCCTACCGTGAAGAAACGGCACGACTTCCTCCATAAAACTCGCCCCTGTCTCTAGAAGAATCGCTGTTCTGGAGCGGTCTCCTCCGTAAAAATAGGGAGGCTAAGCTGTTGTTTTTAATGCTGAATTGTGCGGACTTTTAATCTTTTGGTCGAAGGTTCGAATCCTTCACGGCCCACCATTGCGATACAAGGGTTTCGGATCAATCCGGAACCCTTTTTCTTTTCCGCAATCGCCGATCGTTTCCGCAAGATTACTTCGTCGGGGCGAATGTCCGCCGCCGCGTCTGCCTTGTCAGTGCCGGCCTCAGCCCGCAGATCCCGGAACTGGGATGCCGCCTTGGCAACGCCTGCAAGTGCGTGCGCTGCATCGAATCGTCTTCGCAGCTGGCCCTTGCTCAGCAGCTGGCCGCACTCATCCAGCAGCGCCGTGTGAACGATCACCGCACCCTTCTGCTTGCCGTGCCGTTTGAACGTCAGCGGCCGGTTCGCCAGCGGCTTCAACCCGCTGAGTCCCAAGTCACGCAGCAGGGGCAGAATTGGAGGTTCTCCGGACATGCTCGGCAATGCGCTGATGACCAGCATGGACGGCTGGGACTCGCGGTGGTCACCGGATAACGTGGGCGTAGGAATCCGCGAGGTTCGTAGCTGGCAGGTTCGTGCTTATTCATGTGACCGGACACTAAGCTACGGTCTCACGGCGGCTGAACGAGGCGACGTGTCAGATTGCGCCCATGTGCCACTCCGCCCTGATCACGGTCACATGCCAGAAGCTGTGCACTGGCATGCGCGACGGAATGTTGATGCATGAAAAGTAAGTTTGAAACGTGATACGGCGCTGGATGTTCGGATGCGCGATCAATTCATTCGATGTAGCATCGGTTTGTCACTTTAGAGAGAAGTAGGCTTGGTGGTCTACTTCGGAAGTGACAGAGATCGCATTTTTGCCAAGGAGAAGGTCGTGTTGAAGGGCTGTTTTGCTGGGTTTCTTGCGCTGGTTGGGTTCATTTCTTTTGCTCCCGCTGTCGAGGCGAAAGCTGTTCGGTGCGATACGTGCACCAAGGACCTTGATTTCCGCAATGAAGCAGTAAGGCTGGGTGCGGGAACACACCTTGTGTACAACGTTTCCGCCAATTTGATCCAGCAGTACTACATCGGATATGACAGCACTGGTGGTGGTGGTGGTGGCGTTGTTCCCCGTGCTGCAGGTCCTGTAGTGCAGCGTCAGACGCCACCCTCTGGAGCTGTCGAGGAGGTTAGGCGTGGGCATCAGGTGATGGTTGAGGGCGGCGGTACTCTGCGGCCGACTTATATCGTCCCAGTTGATGTCTTGGGTCTTAATCCAAGTGCGTCTGCCAAGACCGCCTACGATTACGTCGGCGATCACAACTTGCGTGCGATGGTGGAGTCGGCAGCTGGAAGTACCGGCGTGATCACAAAAATAGTTGGTGCCAACGTTTTGACAGCGATGTCTGATCTTCTCCAACACGTGACCAACTACACGGGACTTCGCGACCAAGCCCGACTGTTGATGCGGATCGTGTTCAAAGATGGATCCTACGTTACGGTTATTGTGAATCTTGAGTATCAGAACGGCCAGAGCGAAGTCGGTAGTGAGCGTACTGCTGCAGGTCAGTTGATTCCTTCTGACATCCAGCAGGTGCAAGGGGAGTGGACGGATTACAATGGAGAGAACCTGATGCAGATGGTCACGCACCTGCACGGCCTTGGTGCAACGATGACTTCGTCTGGTCCATCATCTGGCTCCGTGCAAGCTATTACTTGTAGCGGTGCCGGCGCTGCCAAGACCTGTCATGTCCAGTATATGATTCGCTGAAATTCTCGTTAGCGCTGTAGTTTCTCTTGGTCACTGGAATAGCCCCTGCACAGCGGGGCTATTCCATTACGAGGTGAGCATTGGTCAGTCCGGGGCGATGGCGGTTTTGCCCTTCTGCGCCTGAGCAGCGGCGTGCCGGCCCAGAGTCGACCCTGGTATCTGGGCAAATCGACGATTTCGTCAGATCGCCGATGCAGCCCTTAACAATTCCTTCGCCTGGCGGCACAGGCAGGTCGGCGACGTGATCGCGGTCTTCGCGACGATCGGCCGTATGCTGCCGGCCATGACGCTTCTCCCAACTTCCACTGGACGATCAGGTTCGCCAGCCGGCCGGATGGCCCGCTGAACGTGATCGACTCCCAAAGCGTGCGGGTCGTGGCTATGGCCCCGTGGGTAAACAACGAAACCTGGATTGCCGCGCTGGACCGGCACAGGCATGGCCCGGGCGGACCGTTCCGCTGGCGCAGCAGCTATGAGCGGGGACGGGCCGGCGTCGAACTATGGGTGGCTATGCGCGAGGACAGACTGCGGGAGGACGTGGCCAGGATCCAAGCCTGGCGGGAGAAGGTCAGGGGAAACCGGCTGGCCAAGACCGACCTTGATCCGCCTTTCGGGCAGATGGAGTGGGCCTTGTTGAGGTCGCTGGAGGGGTTGGAAATCCGTTCCGCAAATTCCCTCGCCCTATGTGGCTCAAGGAATTCAAATGTCAGTTTCGAAGATTGA